CACCTGTGCGGCAGCCTCCCTTTCCTTCATTCGCCTAAATGCGAACATTCCCATTAACTAGATGCTCCTTTCCAGAGGATAAAATTAATGACAATCGCTTGGCTTAAAGAACCGCCGGAAACATTTCCAACAGTAATTTTAAAAGAACCAGCCGCTACAGCAGAAACATTAACTGTATATGCACCAGCAGTTCCAGCAGACCCATGACAGGCATAAGGACAATCTGTTGCAGCTACACGGTCATTAGTAACTGTGAAAGTGGCTTCTGCTCCGTCACCAAGAGCAGCATTGTTCATTGTGATCTGGCCTGACTCAGCATTGAGTGTGACTCCAGTTGTTTTGTTAGTCGCTTGAGTAACAGTTCCACCAGTTGTAGGACCAGCAGCTTTACCAGCAGTAACTTCGAATTTAGATGGCATTAGTTTTTACCTCTAATCCTGATTGGATACGTTAGTTGCTCTAACGATTCCGATATTCTTTTGCTCGTAGACCTTCGACCAGTTGCCTACAGTTTCAAGTTGAGCACGTGTAGGGTTAGTCGTAGTGACGGCCCATTTTGTGCCTACAGGATGATATGTATAGTGCAAATCAACAGCCATAGCGTCTGATTTGGCTAAAATATCACGATCAGTTTCAGTTGTTAGACCTGCCTGTTCGCCAGAAGCAACAGCTCCGGGTGTAAAGAAGTAGGTTGAATACTCGGTAGAAGCACCAGAACCAGTAGTTGCCACATCGTCAGAAACGATAACTCGAAGCCCACAATATGTAGGAACCGAACCATTACCGCCGTAAGCAGGAGCAATAGAACCGCCAGAAGCAGTAGCAGTTGCGTTTGTGTCAGAGGCAAGAACATAGTCCACTAACTTACGTTCTACCAAGTCGTAATAGACTTTTGAGTGCATACAAACAGCAGAAAGCTGATCACCTGCATCACCAAGAATTGATTTTGCTTTAGCAACATGCTTTGGACTTAAAGCAGTTGGAGTATCACCACTCTCTGAGTCGATGCAATTAGCAAATAAAGCAGAGTTGCTGTCATTTGCATTAATTGAACCAAATACACCAGAAAGAGTTGAAAGTAAATCTTTCTGTCTTTGGTTAGCAATGTAAGCACCAACTTTTGCACCAATAGCAGCCATAGGATCAGAGCCAGCAGCTAAAGCAGCTAAGTCTCTTGCTTCCCATGCACGGCCCCTGTGAAGGATCACAGAAATCTGCTTATCAGCTTGAATCTTTCCGGGTGTTAAAGAACTGCTATCAGTTAATACCTCGAAATCTCCAGAAAGGTTTGCTTTCCAGAAAGGAACATTAACGAAATCTCCTCCTTCGGTCGCATTTAATTCCGCCATAGGCTGAACCACACCGCTAGCCAAGAAGGCATCACGCTGAGTTGTCTGCTCAATCAAGTACGGCGTAAAGACCTCAGGAACGATCACGTCAGACCTTACGGTTGCCATGAAAATTACCTAAAATTAGTTTTACGATGTGGGTCACAAACCCTTACGGCTCAGCACAGCCTTGCCTTATACAACCATATTAGCGTTTAACTGCATTTTTCAAGCGATCATATAAATCTTTGTCTGTTCTATAAAGTCTCATCTGCTCTGTAATATTGAAAGTTTCTTGTGCAAATGGGTTTTTAGTTCCAGCAGGAATTTCACCGCCGCTAGATCTACCAGCAGGAGCACCACCACCTTGGGGTTTTGGTTGCTTTAAAATGTAATCAGGCAACTTCCCTTTTGCCCACTCATTAACAGGCGTTCTTTCATATCCATCAACAACAACAGGAACACCATTATCAACTTCAATTTTATCTTTAGGTAGGAAATTATTTAACACTAAACTTGGGTCATGTACTATCTCCGCCAAAGTTTGTAAGGCAGGGGAAATAAGTTCTAGCTCTCGGACTTTTGTTTCAAGTTCTGTAATTTTTTTGTCCTTTTCGGCTGATCTTTCTCTGTATTGTTCTTCAAGTTTTGATCTTGCTTCTGTATATTTTCCTTGCTTTTCAAGTTCAGCTTGTTCTGCATTGTTTTTGAAATCAATTAAAGCTTGAACGTCAACATCAGGAACAGTTTTTGCTTTTGCTTTTGCTTTTTTTGTTTCATCTAATAGCTCAGCGTTTTTTTTACGCATTGCTTCTAATTCAGCTTTAAGATTCTCTTTTTCAGAATCAACAGCTTGCTCCACAGGAGCAGTTGTTTCGTCAGACATGGAAACCCACAAGGTTATTGCTTATCTTATCAAGATAATTTACAAAAACCACTAATCTTATTAAGATAGGTGCAAATTACCAAAATAAAATGCTTGGCTCCGAACGTATGCAAAAAATAATGGATCAAGTTGCTTTAGGTATTGAACCTAAAAGCAAAGAGTCTGCGGAGGCTGCAAAATTTAGAGCTGGTGTTAAAAGAGATATTGCTAACGCTAGAAAAATTGCAAAGAAAAAAAAGATGAATGGTTTTACAGTTGATTACACTCCAGAATTTCCAACGCTTTAAATTTTCTTTAAATCCACGTCTGTCCATTTAGTAAATTGACTATCAGGTTGCCAAGCTTTGCCTAAAAACCTATTCCATAAATCTTGATCTTCTATATTTAAACCTTTTTCTTTGGTGTAATTTGCAACCCTGATAGCTTGACCACTTTGGTTCATATCATATAGTTCAAAATCATCAAAGATCCCTGCTTGAAGTGCATCAGGTACAACTTTGGAAACGTTTCTATGCACATCACGAACATAAGTAGCAGGAACAAGCCGTTTAGTTTTCAAGAATCTTTGATAATTCCTTTCAAGTGCTGTTTCAATATCAGCCGTTGCATATTTAGCTTTTACCTTCATGCCCCTATCTGACATTTGTTGAACCTTCTTTTGCAAACTCTTTATGCTGTTGTCTCCTGTTCCATCAAGCATTGTGTGATAACGGCGTTGGGCCGACTCTCTCATCAATCGTTTAGACAAATATGAAGATTCTTCGTGAACATAACCAGCAGCAGCTTCAGCGATTTCACCTCCTTTCTTTTGCATTGCTGAAAATTCAGGAAGTCTCTTTTTAATTTCATCTGAATCAATAACAACAGTCCCTTTAGGCAATGGTGATTTCTTAAGCATTATGGATTTACCAGAAGCAGAGCCGCCTCCTGTCATAAAGAACTCAGGATTCTTCTGTGGTTTAGGATTATTTTCATTCAAAATATCATCCACAATTTTGTCGTGTAATTTCTGACGGTCTTTTGTCCAAACAGTTGCACTTGTAGGTTCAGCTCCTTCTTTTAGTGAACCGTTGCTGTATCGCTGCCATGAATATTCCGCATTTTTTCTTTCTTTTACAACGCTGCTTACTTTTGGTTTTATGTCTTTAGGTTTTCCATATCTTGACTCTAATTTTTTTAACGTAACCTCAGAACCATCTTCCCTCATAAACTTAGCCATTGCCTGATCTGCTCCATACTTATCAGCAAGACGATTAAAGTATTTAGCTTTTTCTCTTCCTAATGCTTTAATTTGCTCTGGACCAGGGGTGAACTTAGACAAGTTACCTGACTTTGTTTTCGCTCTTTGGTCGTACAACCATTTTCCATAAGTTGTATTTGCAGGGACAGGACCATCAGCACTTGCTCTTTTGGCTGTGGTTACAGACGGTGGAGCAGGCCAACCATTTCCTTTGTAATCAATAACAGGAACAGTTGTAGACCTGCAACCAAAATGTTGAGGAGGTTCTGGCCCTTTACCATAAGCAAAAATTTGTCCGTCCAGACTTCTACAAACAGCAGAAGTCCTTGAATCCAAAGTGGATATATAACGATACTCTTTTGTAATTTTCTTATTGGCTTTATAAACGCTTTGACTAGCTGCATTAGAAACTTGATTAACACTTGTTCTAACAATCGTATTGATCTGGTGCGTTGCTAATTTCGTAACTTCACCTCCAGCCATGTTTAACTGCTTTATTGTTTTAGCTTTCTCTCCAAAATCTAAATTACCTACAAGCTGACGAACAATATCTGGAGTAGGTTCCCCAGATAAAAGACCTGTTCTAACGATTTGATTGAATTGATTTGCTTGCTTTGCTGCTAAACCTCTAAAAGCTTTGCTGATTGTTTCCCCATTAGGCAAAAGAACTTCTGCACCTTGCTTTGCCGTTAAGTTAAATTTTCCTGCTTGTCCTAAATTAAATTTGGTTGGAGTATTTGTAACAACAGCTTTAGCAAAACCAGGACTGACAGCAACAGATTGAACGCTATAGCCTATTTCCTCAACTATCTGCTTTTGCATCCCAGCAGGTAAAGCTTTTTTTAATTGATCTTCAACAAATCCTGCCTGTACTTTTGCCACACTTTCAAGATCTTTAATCATTACATCAACGCTTTTTTCTTGCCAAGTAGAAAGTGTTTTTTTTGTTTGTTTAATTAATGATCTTAATCTTGCAGCTTTATATGATGGCCCTTTTGATTCATCAATCTTTTTTAACTGATCAACAGCACGAACAATAACATTGACATTTTCTTGAGCAAGTTTTCTTGCAATGCCATTGCTAAAACGATTTAGATCTATAGCGTTTCTATAAAAAACACTAGGGACTCCTTCACCAGCGGTTGATTGTGTTGGCATTATTCATCATCATTATCTTCTTCAGGCATTTCTTCTTCTATCTCTGGTTCAGGTTGCTCCATTTCTATTAATCCTCCTTGCTGTGTAGCTTCCAACTCCTCCTCAACGTCAAACTCATCGCCAAGCACTTCTCCTTCATGTAATTGCTTCAAGAGAGTTTCTTGTGTAATTGTTCCAGCCGTATAAAGTTGCAACAAGCTACCAATTTCTTGAGGATCTAAACGAGCCGCCAAGAAGTCACGATTAACAAAACTACTACCTGCTGAATTATTGCCTAAATACTGTGCATGGAATATTAAGGAGTTATCTATCATGTCTTGCATCTGTTGTGCGACTACCTGCATCGTGCTGTCGCCTTGTGACCTATCTATTCTTTTTGACTCTGCTGTCTCTGCCCCTAATTTTTGGCCTAGCACCGCAGCCAACGCAAGAGTATTTATTTGATGCTCTAGCTGATCTAATCGCTTGAATTGAGAATCAAAGCTAGTGCCTTTGCTTTCGATGTACTCGGCTCGACCATCAGCAGGAAAAGCAATTGCTTCACCGGGGCCAGCAGAAACTTCTTCAGATGTTTGAGGGAATCCATAAAACGCAAGCATTGGGACTGCTGCAATATGCAATTGATTATCAAGATCTGACTGTGTTTGATAAGCCTTAAGATTTAATTCTGCAATATCTTCCATAGGTGGACGTGATTCCATGAAATTAATCCTGTTGGAATAAGCAACAGAAAAAGGAATTTCAGATAATGATGTAGTCCCTTCATCAAACAATTGAAAATCACCATCGTTATTTTTGCGGTGGATTTCAAAAGCTCCGGGTGTTAATAATCGAACCTGCTCAACAATCGTTTCACCATAATCTCCATCAGGCTCAACAACTTTTTCCATTAATCGAAGTTGAGTAAATTTCTGTTCCCCATCTTTTAATTCTGTTCTCCAACCAAGAATGTCTCTAGGTGTATATGTAACCCAGTAAGGTCTTCCATTTGCATCAGCAGGAGCATCAACAAGTACCCCGCAATGTCCATATCTAATTACTTTTCTAGCAGTGTCATAAGTCCAGATATTTAGATCATTGCCTTGCAGATCTACATCAAATAATTGCTCACGAATAACATCAGCAACGTCATTTAATCTAACTGGCTTTCTTGTCAACATTCCAGCCAACATTCTTTCAAGTCGCTGGTAATAAGGAGGACAAACTGAACGAGCTAATCTGTTGTCATAAGCCTCATCAAGTTCTCTAGGCTCTTGAGGTAAATAATCTCTATGGCGTTTCCTCATCTGATATGAACCGCCCAACAAATTCTCAATCAGAACCCAATGGGGTTCCATATTTTGCCAAGCACTATTAGGGTCATCAATGTCTGCTGTTGTTCCAGCTTTTTCACGTTTATAAAAGTTGTATCCGCTATACACGATGAGCCTCTTTGGTTATGTAAACAGTTTATAGATAAAAGCTAATAAATTCTAATACCTGTTCCTCTTCCTGAGTTCATGTGTAATGGATTGAACTCCTTCCAGATGAGGTAGCCAAGGCTATCGGACATATGATCAAGCCCCATTGTCTTATCAGGAGTGCCATCTTCTGCATACGCTTGAAGCTCTAAAGATTCAATTGTTTTCTTACAACGTGGATGAATATGCAATCTTATTTCTTCTTTCCCATTAAGCAACATTGCCTGAACTGCTGCAACTCTATCCCTGACGTAAGGATTGCTTGCGCCTGACAAGTTGACAATTCTCCTTTGCTGCAATAACTGGATGTCGGTCTTAGCAGCATTTGTTGATCTGTTTCCACCTGAAGCGTCTGGATATGCGTAGATCGTACTGTGCGGAAATTTTTCTCGCAATTGGTCAGCCATTGAATCTGTGTCATGTGCCCCACCTATCTCATCGAAAATGTATAGATGTCCTTTGCTGATTACTCCGATTGCTGCGTTGCAATTTCCAACGTTAAAGTCACAACCAACTCGAATGATTTCTTCTGAGTGGTCAGGCATTTCTTCAGTTACATGTTTTGTTCGATCAAAACGGTCATAAACTGCACCCGTTTGAAGATTACAAAACTCGCCTTCTGTATAGGCTTTAACTAAAGAAGCTGGATAATTGTCAAGTAATGCTTGTAGGAAGTCATCAGGAAGGTAAGGATTATCAGCGGTGCGAGCTTTGTAGAGTGCTCGGTCTTCCTTGTGACCTTCTCGGACAAATAAATTATAGAACGTGCCGAAACCTTCGGGAGTAGAAAAAAGACCTAATTGTCTTCTATTTCCTGCTCTTAATCTACCTAAGAATTTTTCAATAGCTCTTTGTCCTATATCTGCTTTGGTGGTGTCTAACTCGTCTGAGCCAATAAAACTGAGGTTAACTCCAATAATTCTCTGCCAAGATTCCATTGAACGACAAAGAACTGTAACATCTCCACTAGGTAGATTTAATTTGTATTCAGGTAAAGGAGAGGCTCTATATTCATAACTAATTTCATTTGTTTCCCAAAATTCTTCAAGAGAACGCTGCAAAACATCACGAACCAAAGCCCCAGTAGGAGCGAAAACAGCCCCAACCGTACCGGGGTTATCAAGAGAACATAAAGTAGTCCACGCTGCAAGCGTTCTTGTTTTTCCTGCTCCATAACCTGCACAAAATCCAACAATTCTATGTTCTAAGTCTTCACAAATTTTCTGCTGATAATTTAATAAACCGTCAAAGATACGCTGACGAATTAAATCTGTTTGTTGTATTCGTTCTTCTGGCGAAACTTCAAACGCAGTAAAACCTTGAGGATATAAAACATGCCCTGCTGGTAATTCTTGGAGAATATTCAAGAGCAAAGAGAAGCTAATTTAGCTGCTGTATTAATTGCACCAAGAGCAATGTGATATTGACCAGCTCTCCTGGCTTCCATCTGTAAGGTGCTGCATTGGCTCAATAAATCTGCGACCATCTGAGGTCGCTCCAAGTCCCAATCGGCCTTCAGTTGCTCCCTAGCTATCTGTAAATACTTATCTACAGCTCTTTCTTGTACCCCCCAGTTTTCAGCCGCAAAACGTACACAATCTGACCTCCTTCCTCCATTAGCAATAATCCGAGCAAACTTTTGTGCTCGAACTATGGTTTCAGCTTGAGTTCCTTTGACTGCCATATTTATATTATTACCACAATTATTGGAGCGTCTGGGTAGGTGCTGCCCCTCCGATCTTGTCAGGGGTGCTGACTTGATCCTGCTTCAGACGCTTGGGATAAGGCAAAGCCTTCTTAATAAGATTATCACGCAATTTTTGATCTAGTGGGAATAAATAGCGATATTTTTGAGAACCTTGGACAATTTCTAATCCTTTATCTATAAATTTTAAATGTGATCCATGCGTTTTTCTAAAGGCTCTCCCATGCCATCTTTTCCCTTTAAATAAATATTCGTCAGCAGCATTAGATTTTCCATCATAAATCCAATTGGTTGCTTGATAGATGCCGCCATGATGATTTTGTTCTATATCTGCAAAAGAAACAACCAACCTCATTTTAGGATTTGATTTTTTTAAAAATTTCAAAGCAATGGAAATTATCTTTGAGACAGGAGTTTTATGTATTTTTAAAGCAATTCTTACAAGCTCACAGGATTCAGTTTGATCGCATCCGTAAGGCTGACCCAATGACTTGTTTGCACCTCTACCAAAAAGGACAACACCAATAAATTTATTTTCTTCCCAAACTCCTATTTTTACTAATTTACCTACAGGCAAACATTTGCTGTAATGCCAATTTAAGCAAGCAAATTTTGCTGCTTCATAAGAAGCCCAATCAAGTTTTAAATTAAATTTGTTTTGTAAATTCATGTCCACATTTAGGGCATTGGCAATCAATTTCTTTTTTGTCTAAACGATCTAATTGTCCTTGGTCCTCAACCAATCCAGCATCAAAATCAGGAGATTCAACTCCTAATTTTTCTAAATCTTCAGCATTAAAGAAAGAGGAGATGTCTTGCTCTTCTGAAAGCTGTTTAAGCATTTCAGCATCCCATTCTGAAAGGTCGGATGTTCTGTTATCAGCAAGAGCCAAACCAACTTTGTCCTCCTCTGTTAGTCCAGTTCTTTTTACAGCAATAATTTCTTTGCCATCTGTTTCTATTACTCGAAGGTTTTTTATTCCTGCTGCTTTTGCACCTTCAATGGTTCCATTACCAGCAAGTATTCTGTTTTCTTCATCTATAACTATTGAACGAGCTGCACCAAATTTTTCTAAGGATTCTTTGATTAAGGAAGCAGAACGGTCTGTCCTTTTACGAGCGTTTTTATGATCGCTTTTTAAATCTTGTATTGAAGTCAAAAATAAAAGAAGCTTAAATGCTTTGAGTTTAATAGGCCATTAGTGTAAGGCAAGGAACTATTCAAGCCAATGCAGGATTATTTATGTAATTGCGAGCATTGCCAGAAGATAAGGGAACAGCAAGTCAGACATGGAGAATGGTTAAGGGAAGGATTGACTAAACCACATAATCTTATTAAGATTAAGAAGTCAACCACACAGGACTTAATTCATGGGCAAATTCGCTGACGCACTGCAAGGAATTGTGGAAACAATGAAAGCAGGAGACGAAGTTTTCCAACTTAATATCAAAGAAGTTGAAGAATCAGTTAAAGCAATTGCAGAATCAGAAAAGAAATTAATCAAAGATTAATTAGCAAGCCCTTCGGGGCTTTTTTATTTTTCCTACATCCACCCCGCCCCTATTTAAGAACCATGCCAAAAGAAATCAGAATGATCAAAGGCAAATTGTATAAAGAAGAATCTGCTGGGAATTGGGAACCAATGGAAACAACCGCAATTAATGATGCTGGTGTTGCTTATAGAGCAATTCAAAGATTGCTTTTATCAATCAATGATATTGAAATTAAAAAAGCTGGTTTATCTCGCAAAGAATTAAATCCTTTAGTTGAAGCACTTGATACGCTTCAAGCAATAAAAAGGGTTGAACAAAAACCTTTAGAGGAAGAGCTGCACCCTAAAGGATGGCTAGAAGCTGCAAATGCAGACGGAGCATTGTTTGATGAATACCACGAATATAAAAAACCAAATAATGTTATTGACATTAAGCAATAATCTTATTAAGATAAAGGAGTAGTCAAGATCAACCACAAATGACACCTACAACTCAAACACTTTTAAATCAGTTAGGCGGCACAAATAAAATCGCTGCAATGACTGGAGCACAAATTGTTACTGACGATAAGAACAACGGAGTTCATCTTGTTTTTGGAAGACAAGTTGGTAAAGCAGGTAAAAAGTTCACTCATTTAATTGTTAACTACAACCAAGCTGCTGACCTTTACGACCTTAAAGCTTTAAAGCTAAACAAGAAAACTTATGAAATGACTGAAGTAAAAACCTTAAATGGTCTTTACGGCGATCAAATCAAAACTGTTGCTGAAGATTTAACTGGACTTTATTTCACTCTTTAAACCAATGAGATTTCTTCTATTTGCCGCCTTCGGGGCGGTTCTTTTCTGGGGAGTTAATTCTTCCCTTTCCGATATGACCCGCCACGATTGCGAGGTCAACAAAATCCAACTTGCATGTGAATCTTTAAACAAATGAATCTTAATCAACCCGAACTTCTGAGGCTTTTAGAACTTGTAGGCAAATCAAACAAGTTAATCAAGAAAGCCCCAAGCCGATCTTCTAAGGAATATTTTGAATTTAATGAAAATCTTTTTAACAAATTAAGCATTGAGTTTGCAAAAAGAACAATAGAAAAAGATCCTATTGTTGAAACAACGGAACCAACCTACAAAGTTGGTGATTTTCATTTCACTTCTTCAACAGCTCAAACAGCTAAAAAATTAAAAGTAACGGAATCAGATCTAAGAGTTTTACGGAACACAAACGAATTAAGAGAAGGACTTCATTATGAAACAGGTAAAAATCCAAGACCTACAGCTATTTGGTATGACCTGAATAGAACTTGTCTTTACTTGCATGAAGTGACTTGGGAAACATTTTCTAAACCTGGATTTGACGTTCAGGCAAATACAAATAAAAACACAGCGAGAGCATTTGAAAGAGCAAGAAAAGGAATGAAAAAATGAGGATCAGTCTTGCAGACCTTGAAGGCGAGTTGGTTGCCTTTAGTGGATGGGAGACAGGTTATAAGCACAACAGAACTTGGACTTGTCTTTCAAATCCTCACGTCTGCATCTGGGATAGGGATACCTGTGTACAAGATGCAGTTAAACAAAAAGGTGGTCATAAATTTGATCATCTTTGGATATCTGGAGATAAAAGAAGAAATGCACCTCAAGAAATCAAAGCATTTAAGAAAGTTGGAGGAGTTGGAGTTATCAGAAGATATAAAAGAACAAATGGAACAATTGACTTCACAGTTAAAACACCTCCAGAGCGTTGGAGCATTGAAGATTTTTTAGACCTTTATAACGACAGTTTTAATAAGACAAGCATGAAGGAAAAACTAGAACTAATTGAAGAGGGTCTGGAGTCGGTCAAATTACACAGAAGCGATTCAGAAAACATTCTTTTTGGGATAGCAAAATCAGTAAGTGCTTTTGAAAAGGAGCTGCTGGAGATTCAACAAGAGCTAAGTTCATCTATTGAAATCACAGAAAAGACATTAAAAACGGCAAAGATGAAAGGCAAATGTAAGAAGTTAAATCAATTAATTTTTCCTACCCGTACAAACTCAAAAACAAAAGGTTTTTAAAATGTCAGGAAGAGCTTTTAGAAAAATTGGCAAAGACTCTATTTTCTTTGCCGATTCTGCCCATAAGAAAACAAGTGATGTTGACAAGGCTTTAACAAGACTTTTATTTGCTTGTGTTTCTAAACGTACTTTTGCAAGAACAAAGGATTTAGAAATTTATCCAATTACAAGAATTGAAGAATGTCTTCAACGTGTAGAAAAAGATCTAACTTTTTATCAGTCATTACAAAACAATCTTCCTTACGCATGGAGAAAGCTTGTTTTGGAGGATTCTTATTACTTAAAACGACCTGAAAAGCTGAAGACAAAAGTTTATTCAGAAGCAGAAGCTAATTGTGTTATTCAAACCCGAATAGGTGCTGCAATGAATGATTTGATGTACTTGAACGCCTTAAGAGTTATTGCAGCCGAGGTCAAATAAAATGGATTGTCCTAAATGTGGTAAAAGTTCTTTTGACTATTATGGAGCAAGCAGAGTTTTAGAAACGAGATCAGACAAAAAAGGTGGGATAAGAAGAAGAAGGGAATGTCCTGCTTGCAATTACAGATTTACAACTTATGAAATTCAT